AGAGAAATCAAGGCAGTTTTTCCCAAACTCACACACTGCAACAATATTGGGTTTTATACTTTTCAAGCACAAGACCTAGTCTTTACTGGTTCCTGGTTGGCTCAACCATAGCAGTTCTTGCGACACCTGTGTGGATTTTATTAGGCTCTGTTGGGCTTCAATTGTGCTACGGATATTTTCTGTGGCACTCCATAGAGACTTCTTTTCTTCTAGCACATAGTATCTGTTGTGTTGGCATAGGCACACTCTGGTCAATTTCTTCGTTTTGGCCTCTTCTAGAGTGGATACTTCCATATCAGGAGGTTTCTCTGTGTAAACACCAGTGTACACAAAGTTTTCTAGTGGAGTAACCCCAGTGTCAGAGATGATAGAGCTCATCACTCTGATCTTGGTTCCGGTAGATATAACCAATCCAGTTTTCATATTGTAATCTAGCGAGTCACCAAGTGAAGGCATGCTCACTTTGTTGATTGCGTCACCCTCTGCCCTTCTTTTTCTTGAAGAACTTGCTATGAGAGTTGCTGCATCAAAAGCTGCCTTGAATCTCTTCTCTGGTTGGGTGTTCCATGTTGGATCCTCTAACATCTCTTCAAGTCTTCTCTTGTTTCCAGTTCTGGACTTTGGGGGCATTGTCTGAATGATGGTTTTGGAGAATGGATCATTGTTTCCAGTGATGGCGTTAGTTACTAACTTCTTGCATCTCATTGGATCATTGATTAACCTGGTCCACATTGTTTTTGCTTTTACTAATGGATTTGTGATGATGTCTACCAGTTCGGTGTTTGTGGCGTCCAATCCTAGAGGCAAAGGGGTCTTTGGTATTAGGAGTTCTGTAGGGTCTATTACCTTGTATGCTTTTGTTCCAGTAACTTGCATCACCTCTAACCGATCTGTTAGTGTGTGCCTTGAAGCATGAGCAGTATAAGGTTGTACACTTGCCTCCAACTTGTATATACCTTGCAAATAGCCCTCTGATTTTATCATCCAGTGAAAGCTATTTGCCAGCACCCCTGTGGGCCCAATGTTGAAAAGTCTATAGAGTCCGATAGGGTTTGTTTCATGATGCATGAAAAAATGCTTGAAGAGATTCTGCTTCTCCACAAATTGATCATAGCTCTGTTCAAACCCTGGCTCGAGTGCTGAGCAATAGTAACAAATGTCCAACAGTAGTGGTAGCACCATGTCCCCTTCTTCTGCATGTAGCTGTATTGCTAAAATTTTTCTCTTTTCTCCTGTTATGACGCCTCTTGTGTGCCTCCACGTGAAGTATACTTTGAAGGGCCCTTCAAAATGTTGATACCGATGAGTGTAAGACAGGACCCCGAATGACTTTTGGACTTCACAGCACACCCTCACTGCTTCACGGTTCATGATGACAAACTTGGTCTCTCTTATTTGTAGGATGGTGTTTATTGGGATGCCACATGCTGTTTTGCAGATGTTTGTGTAGGGTCTGTCAGATTCAATGGATTCCAAAAGGTGAGAGAGAACAACATTTCGGACTGTAATCTTGCTGAGCAGCTCTACTATCTTTTGTTTAGGATCCCAGTCTTTAAGACACCAGGACACTATCTCAGCACAGAGTCTTTCTATGGCAGATGCTTCTACTGACCCAATCTCCGAGACTGGCAGATGATGATAACTACTGAATAAGAAATGAGACAGTTCTGCAGTGTATGGATTAGTGTCCATGGTTACTGGAACCCATTTTTTCCTCTGCACAATAAGGCTTCGTGCCAAATTTATTAGCCCAATAGTAGTGTTGTATTTCAGCACTGGATTTAGTTTCTCTTTGATCTTCTTCACTGCTTCTTTGTTTGCTCTTGAACTGGAGTCTATAGTGCTGAATTGGGGACAGAACACTTGTTCTAAGGTGGGTGACACATCTTTCCCTGAAACATCTTGAATTACAGGAACGATGGACACAGGTTTTCTATATGGAAGAAGGTGACAGTACTTCATGTCTCCCCAGTCAGCCTGGAAAAATCTGTCTACCTTCTCCATCTCTATGCTAATTAGCGCTTCCGCCTCTACTTGTGGGATTGAGTCACCCTTGTACATCCAATAGTCTGGTGCCAGGATGCTACCATGCACTCTATCTGTCTCTCCCAGGTCAATCACCCTCTTGTACATCTTGTGACCATGAACACTTTCTGGTATGCTAGGTTTGATCTGCAGAGGTAGCGTTCTGCGGACGTTGTATACCAGTCTGGTATGGGGGGCGTGATCCTTCTTGCTGGTAGTGTATCTCTTAAACACATGGTACTCCCAAATGTTCTTGTCCGACACATCGCCTTGTGTAACTCTGTTGTACTTGCTGATCAGTCTTTTTATTCCTTTGATTGTGTCTTCTGGGTCAACCATTTCAACAGGAGTTGGTATGTGAAATAACTGCCTGTTTTTGCT